TGGCAAGGCTTAAATAAACTTCGTGCAGATGATGATAGCAATTATTCTCCAACTAACGTCTTGGCATCTATTATTAATATGCCTTTAACTGCTGGTGAATATTTCATTCGTGCAACATCCTTTGCCTATATGTGCTGCAATGCGTATCCAACTGGTACTTACCTGTTGTCTACTAATTTAACAGTAAGTATACCAAGCCCATCACCGACAGTGACAGAAGTGACACCAGAGCCAAGCCCTTCGCCAACTGAAACTCTGACACCTAGTCCAACCCCAACTCAGACTTCATCTTCGCCAACTCCTGAGCCAACGCCTGAGCCTTCTTTTCCTTCTCCGTCACCGTCTGATACTCCGCAGCCATCAGAATCTCCAGAGGTTCCAGTTGTTCCAACTCAAGAGCCAAGCGAGCCAGACCCTGTACCTTCTCCAGAGTTTTTACTGCCGAGCGAACTTCCAACTCCAGATGTTCAAGATACTTTAGAAGAAGTTGTTGATTCGTCATTTAACGATTTCCCTTCTTCTTTGGAGAACGACTTACCTTCTTTGGAAGAAGCGTATGAAGAGATTCCAAGTCCTTCTTCCATCGATGAAATTCTAGACTTGCTTTCATTTCTTCCAGAACTTTCATTAGAGAACTTGCAAGAAACATTCCAACAAATATCTGAAACCATAACTGCTGCATTTGAATCCGTTCCTGGTGGTGAGCAAGTACTTGCCACCGCCGAATTTGTAGGTGAACAATTTACTGCTGCTGCAGAATTTGCTACCAATCTTGGTACCGAGTTTACACCTGAAGAACGAGAGCAAGCCCAACAGGTAGTTCTTGGTGCTGTAATTGTAACACAACTTTCCACTGCTACAAGGAGAATAAAGTAATGTTTAAATTCATCTGGAAACATCTTGATGCTTGGGCTGGCGAAGCCTTCACCCTAGTGGGTTTGGCTATCGCTTGGATAGTCCTTCCACCTGGCGACACGCGCAATGTTGTGGGTATTATATGTTTAGGAGCGTTTGCTGTTTGGACACTCTTCAAAGTAACCCTCAACACACAGGATGATGAATGAAAAAAGTTTACGGACCTTACAAAGGTTCTAAGGAAAACAAAGGTCGTCCTATCTATGTCATCAAAAAAGATGGTGGCAAGAAGACAACATCAACCAACAAGGCTCGTTTAGATTACAAGAAGAAGACTGGTAAAAGTCTTCCTAAAACAACCCACGTTGACCATAAAGATAACAACAAGCATAATGATTCAAAAGGCAACCTCCGTGCCGTCAGCCGAAAGAAAAATATCGGCAAGGAGAACAAGCGTAGAGTAGGCAAATAAGCCCAAATAAGGGCAAAATTTACGTCTTAAGGCAGGAGTAGGTATAGTTACCTACCCTGCCTCTTTTTGCGTTTTAGATACAGAATAATCAGAGTCACGAAATGGGGCATAACCACCTAGTTTTTTGATGATTGCATCGATTGCTCTAGTAACTCGCATACGTGCAGCCTTCTCATTAGGTAGGTTAATTAACTTGGCTAATGACTTAGAATCTTTACCTGATTGATACCACAAGTAAAGAACATTCTGTTGGTCTTCCTTTAGTTTTTCAAATGCTCTAGATATATCTGCCTGCATAGCAAGAAGGTTTCCACCTTCACCTGGAGTTCTATTGCTTCTATCAGAGTTAACATCATTAATGTTTTCTGGTTGAGTAAACTCACCACTTAAGACAGAAGGAAGTAACTCTTCAACGATATCTCTTTTGTAATAAAAGAGGTCAGTTATTTCATAGCCACTTGTTCTAGCCTTTTGATATTGACAATATTTACTCGTAGCATTATGCAATGCTCTAGCAAATAACCTTACTGAATCTTTTTGATTTTCTAATGCGTGCCACTCTTCTGTTTTCTTTGGATGTTCTACAAACCAAAGCCAACACTCTTGAGTTATATCTTGAATAGAAACCATTGGGTATTCTTTGCTCTTTGCATAAGATACCGAATTTACCAATGATTCATATTCGGTAACGTAATCTACCACTTATATGATTTACCTTCTACTATAAAAGAATTACCTATCATTGGTACTGGCACAGGTGTTACCTTGCCTTTATCAATATAAAGAATTCCGAAACCAGATTGCCAGTTTGCTGAACCACCTTTTAAATATGTGGCTTGTTTTAAATCCATAATGTTTCCAACTTCAAAGCCATACAGTGATGAGGTTTGCTTGCCATTGAAAGACGTATTGTGATGGATTAATCCTTGTTTATGCGTATGTCCACAGACGACACTCATACCAATTTTTCTTGCTAACGATACTGCTGTACCACCTGCGTAACGTGAGGTTGCGCCTTCATCGCCGTGACCCATTACCCAACCAGGGGCAAAGTTCCAAAGTTTGTTGTGGTAAGTAATATCTAAGTCACGATAACCTAAAAGTTTCTCATACTTTAAATCTCTTAATGATGCTAATGCTGGAGCGTCACGCTCAATGTATCTTTGTATTCTATCGCCGTGATTACTTCTCATAAGATGAAATGGTTTATTACCTATTGCTTTACGAAATTTACCCATAATAGATGTAGTTTCATCTAAATCTCTTTGTAAGTTTGAATGTTCTGCTACATAACCTTTAGACCATCTTGCTGGGGCTAAACAATCAGCCTCATCACCTACGCAGAAAAGTTCTTCTGGTTGGTAATCTTTTACAAACTTTATTACTGCATTAATTGCTGCCTTATTATGCAAAGGAATCTGCATATCACTTAGGACTACAATGCGTTTCATTCAACGCCTTCCCATTGTTTATCTAGAACCATCATTGAGATGATTGCGTAGTTTGCTATATCCATAAAAGAATCACGTAATGATTCATTCTCTGGCTTTGCACCTGTTTCTAGAAGATTATTAATGCGAGCAAGTTTATCAAACATTCTTACTCTTAATCCGTTTAATGGACCACCAGGTGAATCTGAAATGTTCTTTGGACCATAATCTTTTTGTTTCTTAATCAACAATTCTGCTAAACCATCTGTGTATACATAAGTTACTTCAGCAAATCTTACTTCGTTGTACATTAGGCTGCGACCTCAATTTTTTCTGTTAGTAGGTGTTGTCGATTAGATGCGAATAAACTATTAACATCTTCTCCTTCTGGAATATTGATTTGAATTACTCCAGGGATTCTTCTTGCTAAGTCTTTAGCAAATTCTTTACCTGCAGAATCTCCATCTGCAAATACATAAATTCTATCGAAGTCAGAAAGAATTCTGAAATGATGTGGCTTGATGTTCTTAACTCCTGGAACACCAAACGCTGGGAATCCTAATTTAGATAAGGTGATTGTATCAATCTCACCTTCACATAAACATATCCAATCAGTTGCTTGGAAGTATGCACCAACATTATACAAATGTGTTGTTGCTCCAGGTATTCCTAAATACTTTGGCTCTTCACCATTGATTGAACGAAATCTAATATCAACTACGCCTGCTTCAGTGATGTAAGGAATTGATAATCTTCCTTTATACATCTCGTGTCCAACTGAAGGTTCAGCAACAACGCCTAACTTAAATCTCTCTACGTCTTGAAGTGAGAGACCCCTCTTTGCTAGGTACTCTTCTGCCAAGTTTACGTGTTGTTGGTACTTTAATGCTGAGTGTTCCAGCAATCTCTTCTGCTCTAGACTTTGCTTCATTGAACGGTACTCCTTCTTGCTCCATAATAATCTTGAAGATGTCACCTTTAACATCACAAGCAAAACATATAAATGCGTTGTCTTCGTTACTTACTGACGCAGATGCGTTCCTATCAGAATGGAATGGGCATTTCATAGAACGCCAACCTCTACCTGATGGTACACTACTTGCGCCGTAAGACACAAGTACCTTAGCAATCGGCGATTCTGCCATTAATATCCTGCTTCAATCAATAGATTTATATATACTTCTACTGGCATTGTGGCATACCATTCACCGACATTCAATGTGCCACGCTTCTTATGTATAACAGCACCAGTCAATGCTTGAGAGTTCTTCATCTCAACTTCTAACTCTTTAAGCCAACCAGAAAGACTCATAGTCTTGTGGTCTTTAATCTCTAAACAGACATCTTCTATCCCTGAGATGTCACCTTTATCTAAACTACCTTGTAGTGCTCTACGCTCTACTTGAGCAAACCCATTTTCTTTGAAGTACTTAACTACAGCAGTTTCTGCAGCCGTACCTTTTTGTTTACTTGGATTGCTCATAATCACCTATATTCGATTCGTTATTACAAGTGCAATACCAAATGGATGAACAGATATAACATCTGCCATCCATATTTCTCATACTGTTATGTCCCTATCAATGTCATCTAAGTTCATATATTCAGGATTAAACTTTAGATAGACAGCATCAGTACCACTAGCATTTGCAGCACCATATCTATTCTTTACAGGTGATACAGCCATATCTCCTGCTGGTGTGATTGCCATAGTACAAATCAATGCTGGCATCTGTGAAACTTTACCTTGAATACTTGAACGTGGAGGACAAGGATTACCAGTAAATGCTTCGGATGTGTGATGTAGTAAAAGAATTGCAGCGTTGGTATCTCTTGCTAAGAATTTAATTTCTTTCATAGTAGAGCGCATTGCAGACCATTCTTCTCCACCACCATCTGAGATATCAACTAAGTTATCTAAGATAATTAAGTGTGGGTTCTGTCCGTGTACTTCTTCAAATGCTAAAACTTCTTCATCTAAATCAGATAAAGAAGGGGCTGCCTCAAATGACCAGAAGATATGTTTAGCGTTCTTGTTAATAATATCTTTAGCCCAAGGTTGTTCTTCTGAAAGTATTCTTTCGGCTTCATCTTGTGTCTTGCTTGTAACCATAGAAAATAAACGCATACTCATAGTGTGTGCGCCTGTATCTGCTGAAATATAAAGCGTTGGAACATTAGAACGAAGAGCAATAGCGAGGGCAAGAGTAGACTTGCCCACGCCTGGTGCTCCAGCAAACATTGAAACTTCAGAACGTCTAAGAATTATTTTCTTCTTCTCAAATGCTCTAAAGACAGGACGAAGAGGTTCCCCACCTGCTTCAGTCTTACCAATTGTTCTGCTGAGAGTTCTCATTTGTTATGCCCAACCTGGCTCTCCACGCTTAATCCAAATAGGTTCGCATTGGTCAGATGTACCTTTAGCAGATGGACACATCCACGCTTGCCAAGGACCTTTCGCACTTGCTCCTGCTTTGTGTTTGCGTGTTCCGTGTTTGCAACTTGGTGATGGTGTGTTTGGTGCAGCAACATTAATCGCTGTAACAGTTCCACCAACAGCACTTGCAATTTCAGAAATAGACATTGGACTCATTGCATCTTCTAATGCACCAATAACTATATCGATTTGACCAGCAACAGCATCACTTATATTTTTACTAAATGATGTTATATCATCCCCACGAACAGTAAGGATTGTTCCTTTAGGTGTTTTTACGTTTGCTACAAACGTTGATTCACTTGACATTACTTATTTCTCCTAACGGAAGATGGTTCTTACCATCTACCCAATAGCAGTACTCCTGGTAGGAGCACAGTTTACATCCCTCGAAGTTAGGTAGATATAAATTGTTCTCTCTCGCTTTTTGAAAGAGACCAACCATTTCATCTAACTTTCTTAATGTAAATTTATCTAGGCTAGTAGGAATACTTGTGCTTCCTTGTCTAGCCATCCAGTATACGCCGTAAGACGGACGTATTCCTAATGCACGTTCCATCATACAAGCATAAACTTGTAATTGTAAATCTGATTGTGGTGTTCTTATTCCTGTCTTAAGGTCTAAGATTACCAACTCTCCTTCAGGTGTAACAAATACTCTGTCGATAGCGCCTTTCATATATACGCCACCAACTTGAATCTCAATCATTAATTCAACAGCAGGCTTACCATCAGGCGTTGTCCATAGTTCCCAACCTGAACCCTTGCGCCAATCAATCCAATTGTTTAAAAATGTTTTTCCATTAATAAACCACCAGTCATAGTTCTCACCATCAGGATTAGCCTTAGTAGTTCTTGTTGATTGTCTAAAAGATTCTTTAGGTATTAAGTCATAACTTCTGTCTTTAGATTCTATAGTCCAAGCATCAGACCAAATCTTATCTATGTTAATGATTGCTCCATTTTGTTTGTGTTGGCTAATGGTAGCATCCAATAGTTATATCTGCTGTCAAACACGCCGTGTTCTTTAATTTGTTTTCCTGTTGCCCAACCAAGTGCACGATAAGGTTCACTAGCCCAATTGTTTTGTTCAGTTCTTCGTGTCTTAAGACTTAATCCATCACCGATAAGAACATAAGTTGCGTTCTCATCATCCCAACTTGAAAGTCTAATCCCTGTATTCTTGAATGAATATCTTATTTCAAATCCTGGAACATCTTCTTGTGTCTTCCATTTATTAACGTGTGGTGTAAAATCATTAAGCCCTATCATACGCGCAAATGCTAACTCGCTACCTACTGCAATAGAGTGTTGCCAGATTTCCCATACGTCACCTTCGGAATAGTTTCTATTCGCTTTAGGCTGACCGAGATAAGGTAATTGCCTCTCGTATCCGATTCTGGCACAGATTGCTTCTTCCCAAGGAAGTAATGCGTGTTCTGTCTTAAGTAGTTTTATTTCCATTTGTTGTCTCCCATAATTGTAAGTCATAAATTTCTGTTGCTTTATGTACTGCTGAGCCACCAAGATTCCAGATTGCTGGTTGCTCATCAACTTTTGCTATGCGTCCAAGATAGTATTGCCATCCACAATTTAACCAAGTTGTTAATGAAGAATATGAAACGTGTTCTGGTACTTGATGACCATTAATTTCTAACATCTTATCTCCTGTCTCTTTGTCTCTAGGGATAGTCAGGGAGGGGGAGACAACCCTTCCCTGACCAAAGGAGGAAGTGCAAAACACTTCTTAGTAAAACAATACCAAAGGTTTATCATTTATGCAAACGCATAAATGATATTAATATAACTACTACTATAGTAGTTATATTATATATATATTAATACTATAGTAGTTAATACTATAGTATTTAATAATATATATCCCCACCCTGCCACCCTCTAGTTTAATACTAGAACATTAGGATTGTCAAATCCCTAATGCTTGTGGTAAGGTGTCCGTACGAACAAAGGAGATAAATGTTCATACCAATAATTCTTTTAACTCTCCCTCCTGCTGTAATGTCGGAGCAAATAAAAGAATCTCCTGTCTTAAGTCGCACTTATGTACGACAAGAAGCAGAAGATAAAGGTTGGACAGGTAATCAATGGAGTTGCCTTGATGAATTAGTTTGGCGTGAATCTCGGTGGAAGATAAGCGCAGACAATCCTAATTCATCTGCTTATGGTTTATTCCAAATGTTAAAGACTCCCGAAGATACTGAAATCGAGGAGCAAACTGAACGAGGCTTAAGATATATCGAACATAGATATAATGAACCTTGTTCTGCCTTAAGACATCACGATAGAAAGAATTGGTATTAATCCTCTAATTCTAATTTAGAATCTATAGGTATAGGTGGTGTTACTGTTGTTTCACAAGACCAGCAATAAGCCCCTTGTAAGCCATATGCGTCTATTTCGTATGTCTCTGTATCAAAATGTACAGGAATCATAATCCACTCGCCACCACACCTAGTGCAACGCGCACTAGGTATGTTGGTGTAATCTTCGTTATCCCTCTTCTTCTTCCACTTCTTCAAGATTTAACATATCCTCGTCTACTAAAATAGTTGTAGCGTCAGCAAATTTCATAGCCAATGCGCCGATAGTACCTATGATTAAAAGTCTAGTCTCGTGACTCGTACTTGCATCCTGCCAAGTATCGTCATCTCTTACAAGTCCATTAATAATATCTACTACATTCTCACTCTCTTCAACTGCTTCAATTACTTCTTGCTTAAAAGCGCTGTTGATGAGTTCTTCAATGCGATACTCGCTGTTATCAGGCAACCTCGTCTCCTCTTCTCTCTTTAGGTCTATCCCAAGAGCCAAATGTATCTCGCTGTGCTGTATCAAATATCTCTGGGGTTATATTTAATTCTTTACGAGCGCGTCTCCTCTCTGTATAGGTCGTGCCTCCCCATACTCCACGAACATCAACATATAAAGCGTATTCATAACATTGTCTTAAGACAGGACAATCTTGGCAGTAAGCCTTTTGCTCTGGCGCTATCTCTTCTCTGTTCTTGCCTGACCCATAATTGAAGAACCAATCAGGGTCAGGGTGAGTTAAGCACTTTGCTGTCTCGAAGTATGGCGTTATATGGCGAGTACTGATTGACTTTGCCACGATTTGGTTATCTCCTCTTCAATGGTTGATTCGCCACCTCGTACTCGATAGATGATTGCGCCTAGGTCAATGATGTCACTCTTAACCCAGCGTTGTCTTTCATCATCACGACTTAAGACATAAAGAGACCTGCTCAATGGGTCAAATATGTATGCGAATTCTGTACACATAACATCTTCTGACTCCCAAGTAATCCATAACTCTTGTTTGTGTTGGCTTGCTATGCCATAACCAGCGATATGGTCGTCTTCTTCTTTAAGATAATCAGGTCTATCAAAGCAAAGCGTAGACCAACTAGGTTGCTCAAACACTAACGTTGATACCACATCATTTAAGTTATGTCTTAAGACTAACTCAATTAGAGTTGGAACCATATTGCTTGGATATCCGTCCCAATGCACATACTTACCAATCCAAGTGTCTTCGCTTCCTACTGTTCTTCCTACTACTGACCTTGTTGCCATTTATTTGCCTCCTTGTATTAAATCAAACGATACCTTACCGATTGACCTTTCCTGCTCTAACTCTTCATCTGTTGGGACATAAGAAAGTTTTCTGATTATATGTCTCAACATATTTTCTATCCTATCTAATCGTTCTTCTAAAGTTTTATCCATTTACTAACTCCCTTTTACAACTGTTGCAATTATTTAATGGCATACTATCAGCGTCCCATAAATAAAAACCACACTCATTACAAGTGTCAATCGTCATTGTCATCATCATCTCCGTCTCTGTCCCAATCCCACTCGTCACGCATTTCTTGTTTGTAATCTTTATATGCTTGCTCTTCGCAAATCTGGCACTCACCAGACCAACTACGACCACAGCATAAGATTGCGTTATCTAAACTACTCATCTTTGCCCCCATATCAAGAACATTAGCACAACGAATCCGAAAGATATGATAAGTTCAGCAATCATTTGTCGTCCTCGCTTGTCTTGAAATCGTCACGACAATCATCACAATACTTACCACCAGTTTTTTCTTGGTCTTCGCATATCTCGCATAACATATTATTCGTCTCCTTGGCAACTAGAACATATTGTAACTCCATTGTAAATATGTCCACCCTCTTCGTCAAGGTCTACGACATTAGAACAAGAACCACATTTAGTTATTGAATCTATATGTCTTAAGACATCAAGAGTTTCTGGCTTAAGTAGTTCTGCAATTGTTGGCATTATCTTGTCCCCCAATTTGAACCATAAACTTCTTCTCCGTATTCAGTTTCAAAGATTAGTTCTTTTAATCTTGAATTAAACTCAGCAGTAATCTCGTCTTCTAACCAAGCCACTACATCATCAAGGTCTATATCTTCCAGCCCTTGTTCTTCCATTAGTTTAATTACGACAGGTACATCATAAGTAACTAACTTTATGATATTTAGTTTTTCTGGTAGTTTTATCTCAGCGTCAAGCATAGGACTTGTTGTCATATCTTCTGACTTAAGACTCACTCTTCTACCACCCAATCGCTAGAATTAACATACCTTTTGCAATCACACTCTAAACAAATATCATATTCGCCGTTAGTTGTATCACCAGCGTTTAGATAATTGTGTTCATCTTTATTGTGTGTATCTATGTATGTCTTAAGACTCATCATCATCTCCTACCTTGATTGTGTAAATATCTGAGTCATCTTCTCCTTGTAACACAATGCGAACAGCGTCAAAGAAATCATCTGTCGTTGCCCATTTATACATAACATCAAAGACCTCTGACAATTTCTCATCAGTAATCTGTACCTTGATATCATCTGCAAGGCAATCTATATCTGATTTTGAATAGACATCAAAGAAGATTTCTTCTTCAAGGTCGTATCTTTGTAGCGCTTCTATTGCTTGTTTAACTTTCATTTAGTCACCTCTCTGATTTCATATTCTGAATCTTCTGCTACATCTTCGCCATAGTTTTCTACAATGATGTCTCGTGCTCTACCTAATGCTTCTTGTGCGTCCTCATCAGATAAACTAATTGCCTCTTCACCTAGTTTTACTATCACTACATAGTCTTTCATTTCGTCTCCTTTGGACAATCTTCGTATGGAAAATATTCTTGCTCTTCACAAGTACAGAATTGAAACTTCTCAACCTGTGTCTTATGTGTTAGGTCTGCTATGTCTCCCCAACTCATTACTTCTTCCATTTTGTCTCCTTGTCTCCGTGTCTTATGTCTTAAGACAGGCTTTCTATTGTACCTACTGTTACAGCAACTAATAACATAATCAAGGTTGCAAAAGTTGTCAAGACCTTTTCGCCTCTTTTAGTTAATGTCATACCTGCCATAACAATCTTTTCTTCTGGTTGTGTAGCGAACGCGAAACCTCGTACGCTCTCTTCACATATACATAAGTGCCAATCTGAATAGCACTCGTAGCAATACTTATGTCTTAAGTCGTTAGTCATTTTACTGTCTCTATTTCTTCTATTACTACATCATCATAACCCTTAGCGTCCCAGATTTGTTTTAATTCTTTGGCTTCATAATCTGTTAGCCAATAGGATTGAACCTCGCTACCTCCGACCCATACTGTGTACTTCTTATTCATTTCGTCTCCTTTGTAGTTGTTGCCTTGCTTGTTACCAAATCTATGTCTTCGTATCCTCTCTTGTCAAGGATATTTAGATAACGATTTGGTAACAATTTTCTTCTGTCTTAAGTCCTAACCTTTTCTGATTAGGCGTGCTACTATTAACATCAAAACTGCTGATGTTGTAAAACTGAGTGCTAGTAAAATTCCTAGTACATCTGTTCCCATTTCGTCTCCTC